CATCCTTTGCTGTTCCATCTATGACAAAGGCTTGTGGATACTGCTCTTGCAGCTTGGCAAGTCGAGCCACTATTTCGTCTCTCGATAGCTGATCGATGGTGTTGACGTTCTCTCTTCGATCAACAGTCAGACCACCTAATGCAGAGCGTATCTTCTCCGCGTTGATGGCTGCTGAAAAATGCCCTGCCTCCTCGGCCCCAAGAGATAGCTTGTGCAGTCTTTCCAACTGACCAATGGTTGACACACCATATCGGCGTTCGCGTTCCTCTCGCAGTTCCTGTATGTAATCCAGAACGTGTGGGTAATCTCGACCGTTTAACAGTCTGGACGCGTAGTCTTTTGCCTGATCAGGTTGATACCCTGCTTTCCGAGCGCACTCAGCGTTTGAGTACACGCCCTCGACAATGTGCCTAGCAAAGGTCATCTGTCGGTTAGTTAGCTGCCGCCCATACTCTTCTTCAACCTTCTGTTTGATCGATGTCATAGCTGCCTCTTGTTGTCTGCCAACAACTTATCCTTATATAGCGGTATTTTCCAGAGATTTCAGAAAAACCTGTGAAGAAAAACCTAGGTCTGGGCTGCGTTTACACTTTAAGTGTAAATTATTTTTTGAAGTGTAAATGGAAAACACCTCTGAAACCCCTTATTTATATAGGTGCATTTACACAATTTACACAATTTACACCTGATTTAGATGAAAAAAAAAAAAAAAAATAAAATCTCTGGGAAAACCCCTATAGTGTAAACTCAGTGATCCAAGGTCCACGATCCGAGATTAAAATAATTCTGGACTATTCTTTCCGCATGTGTTTTACTTACAAGTACTAAACAACTAACCAAGGAAAGAGAAAATGCCTAATCATTGTTATCAGCAAGTAGAAATTCACGGTCCAAGGTTCTTGGTCAAAGAACTGTATGATCATCTAACCAAGACTGACCCAGAGTTTTGTCAATTGGTTTGTCCGATGCCGTTTGAGCAGTGGCTTGCCCCTAAGACCAAGTGGCAGGGGTACGAGGTCGAGGGTTGGTATGACTGGCGTGTTAAGAACTGGGGTACAAAGTGGGATGTCGTTGACGTTGATGCCACGCAGCCGTTGACGATCCACGATGATGAAGACACTGACCCTGCAAACATGAACGCCTCGTTTGTGTTCAACTGTTGGACTGCGTGGTCTCCGCCTATTCCTGTGTGGGACAAGCTGCATGAGATGGGTATCAGCGTTGACGCTGACTATCAGGACGAGGGGATGATGTTCGAGGGCCGTTATGTAAATGGCGAGGACGAGTGTTGGGAACCAGAGATCGAGGAGGAGGAAGCGTAATGGATATGCAGAAGTATTACAGCCAGTTGGTTGGAGCGAAGATTATAGGGTTTCGGTTTGTCGAGGACGAGGATGCGTTGGAGCCGTTCCCTGTGTTTACGTTGCGGTTGGGCGGACAGACTGTTGAGATGTCTTTGTCGATGGACGAAGAGGGCAACGGCGGCGGGTTCGCTTTTATTGAGGAGTATGAATATGCGTGAAGATTTGAGACAGGGGGCGATTGTATTGTTGAGCAAGTACCTTGGTGACATTGATTACTGGTGCGAGGTCCACGATGCGGACGGCATTAATTCTGTGACTGCGGGTACACCACCGTTTGAGACGTTGGAGGAAGCGAATGCGTACCGCGTGATGGTGAAGGCAGTATTGAAGGAGATGAAAGATGCATAAGCAGTTACCGTTGAACCAAGAACAGTTGGAGAATTTTATCTTGCACCATGTACATTTGTGGGCGCGGGAGGAGTACGAAGAGAACGATAAGGGTATTGAGTTCACAGAGGAGATGGACGCCCAGTTGAAGAGCTTTGTAACAGACTTGTTGGATAAGTTCGAAGAGGTGCTGCCACGGTTTAAGGAGGTAGCGTGATGGAACACAACGTATGGTTTCAAGAGGAATTGCAGTTGAACCATGAGCCTAGTCTAAACCATTGGGCGCATCTTCTAGCTGAAGATGAGATGGAAAACGGTGGGAAGAACTACGACTATGAGTATGAACAGGCGTGGCATTATTTGGATGCCGAGTTCAACTACAACTATGAGTACAGGGAGGATGCGTGATGACGACAGAAAATGATTTAAGGTATGTGATCGAATGTCAGAAGAATGTGATGGAAGCGCAACGTCAAATGATATCGTTGCAACAACAAATGCTGACAGCGAAACCAAAAATAAGTGTGCCGAGAAAGCAGGAGTATATCGTTCAGAAATCTCCCGCGACCTTTAAAAACCCATTTGCACTGCCTGAAGACATAAACGCTAAATGGACGTTAGATGCATACATGAAAGCGCATAAGATTTCTCAAAGAAAAATGAGCGAATTGACTGGCATAAATCAGGCTTCGATCAGTCGTTACATGAAAGGGCAAACCACACCAAACGTTCTACACGCTAAATCTATTCGTGATGCAACAAAGGGTCTGGTTGACATAGACAGTTGGAGGTTGAGTGATGGGTAAGATGAAAGATTTGTTGATCGAGTTGCAAGAGACGCCGATTATGGTGCCATGTCCTGATTGTTTTGGTGAGGGGGACATTATCTACGAGGTTCCGCGTCCGCATAACGTGGGCCGAGATGTTGGCGTGATCGATGTTGAAATGGAGGTCTGTGAAACGTGCAGCGGGGACGGGGAGTTCGAGCGGCTGTGTGACTGCGGTGCGCCTGTGACTAAGATCATGGGGGATGACGCCGAGGTATGTATGGAGTGTGCGGATGAGCAAGGACAAGATTGAAAGTTTGCTTCGGAAAGCAAAGGACCCTGCGTGTACGTTTGAGGAAGCAGCGACTGCCCGAAACATGGCGGAGAAGTTGATGCAGAAACATGGGTATCATCGCAGTTCGAAGGAAAAGATATTCGTAAAAGGTTTCTATGTCCGAGAGCCGAAGCCCAAGAAGCCGCCATGGGTATTGTTTGAGTTGTCGATTCGTCGTGAAGAATTGCTTCGATGGTTGAACGATCAGCAAGGTGAGTGGATCAATGCACAGGTTTGCAAGAGCAAGGACACTGGAAAGTGGTACGCGGAAGTAGATCAATGGGAGACGAAGAAATGACAGAGTTAGACAGGCTGATCGAGGCTGACATTGCCGACCCGACCTTGTCGAACTGGATGGACTTGGTTGATCCTGAAGATGACTTGGACTGGGAGGAATGGGAGGACCACGCTAGATACTGTAACAATCTGTATCTGTACTGGAAGACGTTGACTGACGAACAGAAGGCGGCGGTTGATAGATTTACTGGCGTGATATGGAACAATGAGTATTCTGATTTTATCAAGTTCGTTAAGGAACAGGTACAAACAGACAAGGAGTGCCGTGAATACACCGCACCGTTGGTAGAGTACGAGGAGAAATGGGATGACTGAGAATATACCAACCTATGAATGCAGAAAAGAGGGCAACCAATTTATCTTTTTCTGCCCGAAGTGTGAGAAAACGCATTACCACGCCCCAGAGGAAGGACACCGCGTTGCGCACTGCAAAAACAATAACTACCACCCCAAGGGTTATTTCTTGAAACAAAGGAAAGAACAATGAAAACATATGAAGTAATATGCGAGGGCGTAGTGCAGCGGTTAGTGTTGGTTGAAGCAACCAACGCCGCCGATGCGGCAAAGGCTGCGCGTCAAGAGTTCTGTGCATTAACAGGTGCAGAAAAGGAAGGGATTGCTATACTAGATATCTATAGTGAACCAGTAACATTGAAGGAGGTTAAAGATGTTCAAGAAGATATGGAATAAAATCAGAGTAAAGCGCGGCGACAACGAGAAGCTAACGCGTAAAGAGCAGATACTTGTTGAGTTGCGCCGAGGTCAGGGGACCGCGCGTCAACTGTCGGATCGCATGGGTCTGAAGCTGAGTATCGTTCGAACTAATCTATCTGCCCTGCACAACATGGGTGCGATCAGGGACACAGGCACAGATGCGGGGTCCGAGAGCGTGTGGGAGGTTGTCGATGGGTGACGAGGCGTTGAACCCTGCCCAACAGGCGGAGTATCGTTTCTTAAAGAATGAAGTAAACAAGTACGAACGCGAAGCAAACCGCACCAACTTCCATCCGAATGTTCAGCATGATCTTTGGAGAGCGCGGGAAGAATTAAAAAAGTTCGTATATGATTTGAGGAAGGCAGGTATAAACATATGAACCGTGAGGCATACAAACATATGAACCGTGAGGCATACGAGGAACTATATCGAAAGGCATGGATCGCACAAAACAAAAAGGACAGGGAGGATAATCCCAAGCTAGGTCCGAACGTC